AAAATTTAAAAATTTTTAGTTGTAGATTTGATATGAGACACAATAAAACAGAAACCTTACCCCATTTAGATGGCGAACATAATGATTATAATTGTATCGTATATTTAAAAGGTGATGAGTTACTTTATAATGGTACTGGGTTTTATCATAACACCCATCTACATAGCTACGTAGGTTTTGTTGAAAATAGAGCATTATTTTTTAAAGGTTCCGAAGTATATCATACTGACTTACAATCTTTAGGACCTAGTTCTATAAGATACACTTTAAATATTTTTTATAAAGAAGTTAAAGAGAAAGCTAATTAAAATGATAAATGTATATAATTTATTTGCAGTTCAGATGAGTCATTGCAAATTACCTTTACCTATAAATTTACATAAAAAAATTACTTCATTTGTAGAAAATAAATATAAAGAAGGTGATACAATATCTTGTGTAAAAGGATTTCAATTTCATGAAGATTTTGATGGTAAGAAAGAATTAGATTCTATTTTAGATAATTACATGAAAAATACACACCGTCTACAAGTTATATATTCTTGGTTAAATGTTTTAGGTAGTGGCTCTCATAACGTTCCTCATAAACATACTGCTGATCATATAAGATATGCTGCAGTTTATTATCTTTCTAATGATAATAGCACTATTGTTTTTGTAAAAGAAGATCAGACATTTGAACTACAACCTAAGTTGTTTGATCTTTTAATTTTTCCATATGACTTAGTTCATTATGTTTTACCTGAAGAAAGACAACAGAAAAGAATTTGTTATGCTTTTGATTTAAAGGGAGTTTAAACAATGTTAATAGATAAAAATAATATAGAACTAATTAAAAATAACAAAATTTGTTTAATAAAAAATTTTGTATCTCTTGATAAAAAATATGATTTTAATTTTATTAGTGACTTATTAGAAAAGAATCAATTGAAAGTAGTAAACAAAACATTTGTAGGAGATTTAAAAGATGTCTTTCAAATAAAAAGTGTGAGTAATACAGTTGATGAATTAAAGGTGTTTTTTGATTTTTTAAGTAAACTGTTTAATTACGAAAGAGATTCTAAAGATGAAGTAGATTTATTTTTTAGTATAGTATCTCAAGTTGGAGATGCTCACGTAGATACTGAAGATGTATTTATTTTAGGACTTAGTGGACTCGTTCTTTACAGAATTTATGAAGAACAGAACAAAGATTATTATCTTGAAAAAGGAGATATGATTTTTATACCAAAAGGTTTAAAACATAAAGTAATAGGAATAAATCCTAGAATTATTGCATCTATTGGATTTTATGGTAAAAGGATAAATTAATTTTAGAAAGATGATTACAAATATATTTTGCTCTCCAATTCAACAAATCCATATAAAAGATTATCAATTTATTAATATTGTAGATAATTATTATAAAGACTGTAAGAAAAAAAAGTTATTTAAAAATAATTGGATGCCGGGAAACGATACAACACCTACAACTTTTCAACATTCTTCAAATATTTTTAAAGAAAATGTTTATATAAAAATGTTTTTAGAATCAAAGTGTGAAAATTATTTAGATAACTTAGGAATTGATTTTACAAAAACAAAATTAATGAACTCATGGTTTAACGAACAAGGTAGAAACCAGGCCGTAGGTTTGCACAATCATAGAAGTGTAAAAGGGCTAAATGAAGTATCTGGAGTTTTTTATTTAAAAGCAATTGGAGATATTAAACAAGGTGCAATTACTTTTATAAATCATAATCCTTATGAAAAAGAATTTCCTATTAATAATGATTTAATAAAATATACAAATGAAGTAAGTTTTATTGCTAAAGAAAACAATCTGTTTTTCTTTCCTGCAAGTTTAAATCATAAGGTAACAACAAATCTTACAAATACAAAAAGAGTAGTGTTAAGTTTTAATTTATTATTTGAAACAAAAAATGATTAATTTATGAATTATTTAGAAGCAGTTGTAGAAATAAAAAATATAGTAGATTCTCATTTTATTAAAAGAACTATATCTTTAATAGATAAAAAAGCAGTTAAGGATTTAACTATAAGAATTGGTCTTGATAAAAATATAAGAAATGTTAAGGGTTATTCATTAGATCTAAATAATAAAAATGATATTCCAACTTGGAATTATATAAAAAAAGAAATTGAAAAACTTTATACTTACTATAAAATTAAATTTCCTATGATGGCTAGTGATAAAATAAATCAAATAGATTTACTAAAATATTCAACTGGAGGAAAATATAAAATTCATACTGATCATTTTACAAATGCTCCAAGGCATTTAAGTATTATTATAAATCTCAATGATGATTATGAAGGAGGAGATTTAATCTTTACAGATCAAAAAGAACAAGAAGTAAAAAGATTAAAACTAAGCAAAGGATCTATTGTATTTTTTCCTAGTAATTTTTTATATCCTCATAGTATTCAACCTATTACGAAAGGAACAAGATACAGCATTGTTGCATGGCTTCAATAACATCTAAATTAATATGGAAAAAACTGTAAACATAAATAACTTTATTGGTATATACGATAACTACATTACTAAAGAAGAATGTAATAAAGCTATTAAAATTTATGAAACTCAAAATAAATTTAATCGTACTATTAATAGAATAGGTGGTGAACAGGCTCCAATATTAGAAAAACAAGATCAGCAAGCTTTTTTTAATGGATCTAACATAGATATATGGTGGGAAGATTTAAAACCTATGATGTTAAATTTTGATTTAGCGTGGAATCATTATTTAAAAAATACAGGGGGAGATGATGCATATGGATGTCCTTTTCATTTTACCACTTTAAAAATTCAAAAAACTTTACCAACAGAAGGATATCATGTTTGGCATATAGAACATGGAAAAGGATTCAATAATGAACCTAGAGCTTTTGTTTTTTCTATATATTTAAATGATATTGAAGAAGGTGGAGAAACAGAATTCTTACATTTTTCAAAAAGAGTAAAACCAAAAACAGGTAGAATAGTTATTTGGCCTGCAGGTTTTCCATACCTACATAGAGGAAATCCACCTCTTTCAAGTGAAAAATATATTCTAACTTCTTGGATGATGTTACGCTGATGGCGGATATGTAGAACTAAAAGTAGTTGGTCTTGGACCTAGTCTAGTAATTTTTTCTGCTTCTGTCTCACCATCGGGACCATAAGAATCATCTTCTGCTGAGTAACCGTCGTCCCATTCGCCTTGTAAAAAAGCTAAATGCGCTGCGTCCCATCTATTTATAAATTCTTGAAAGTCACCTAAATTAGCATCTACATAACTGGAATGAGGTGTTTCATCTCTATATTCTACTTGGTCACTTGCAACTGCAGTATCATACTGAATTGCCCATACATTAGAAAACTTTGCTTGATTCCAGAAAGCGTCGTCGTCATTTATAAAGTAACCTAATCCTCTAGTTCCAGGTTGTCCATTTCCTGCTCCTTCATCATAGTTTTTAGTAATCTTTTTATCTTCAAAAATTACCACCCAATTTGATCTTGTTGCCATGTTATTTCTCCTAAGTTTTTATTATATAAATTATTGCTAAATAAGGTTGTAAAACTGAAGTCGCATCACCTGCAAAGTTTGCACTCATATTGTGTGAGTGACCTTCATCTGATCCAGTACTACCAGTACTACCATTAATTGCTTCTGTTTTACCAGGACCTGATGACGCTTGTGGTCCTCTAACAGCACATCCGTGAGTGTGCGCTGCAAGTTGTCCTGTTGTAATAGAAGCATTCGCTGTTGAACCACCAACGTTTCCTGTTGATGTTACAGTATTTGCTCCACCAGTTGATGCTAAAGCTTTAGTTCCAGATTTACCCATTGCAACGTTATCTCGTAAATCAGGAACGTTAAAAGTTGATGAACCATCACCTGCACCATAAGTAGTACCTACGATTGCAAATAAAGCTGCATAAGTTGATCTTGAAACTGCTGCACCATTACATTCTAAAAAACCTGTTGGCACTGACTCAGAAGACCACGGTACAATAGTCGCTGTAGGAATTCCTTCGATACCTGTAAGGTTTGCTCCTGAAAAATCGTATTTAGTTGCTTCGTAATTTGACATATTATTTCTCCGTGTAAGTCCATCCTGTTGTAGCATCTCCAGAAAAAACTAATGAAAAAGCTGCACCTTGTGTATTAACAACAAGATCAGATGCTGCATTAGCTATATTAGAAGAGTTTCTACCAACAGTCAATGCGTTAGTATTGAAATCATAACCTTGATCTGCAAAATGTACTTCATCCCCTGTAGCAGGTGAGGCTGGAAGCGTCACTGTAACTGCTCCACCATTTGTATTTACTAAAAGTTTAGCACCAGCTTGAACTGTTTCTGCTGCTGATACTGCTCTCCAATTTCTTTGTTCATGAAGTTTTACAACATTTGTTCCGTCAGAATATAAGGTGTAATTATTTCCTTCACATAATAATACACCTGTACCTGAAGCTGTTTTAAAAGTTAAAGTATTTCCAGCATGATCACATGCGTCTTGTACTTGGTAAGTTTTTTCAACTGAGTTTGGAATACTAACTGTTAAATTAGAGGCTAAAGTTCCTGTTAATTTTATAACTTCATTTTTACCATCTGATAAAGCACCATTAGTAAAAGTTAAAGATCTAGCAGCGTTAGTTATATTAAAACTAGTGAAACCACCGATCGCTTGTTCTAAAATTAAAAGGTTAGTATTTGTAATTTGTCCCCAAGTTCCTGAGTTTTCCCCAGTTGCTTGAACTGTTAATTTTAAATTTGCTGATGTTGAATTTGCCATATTAAATTCCTTATATCGTTTATTTTATTAAAATAAAGAGAAAGTGTCAAACTCTTTATGCAACGACTTCTCTCCATCCAGGAGGATCTATTGGAGCAGAACCTGTGTTTATTTCGTTCCAGATAAGAGCATTAGCACTATTTATGTTCATAGTCAATCCAAAACC